AGGCAGCTGGGGTGCGGGAGGTTGGGGCACTGGAACAGCAAGCAATACTGCGCTTCGCGTTTGGAGCCAGGCCAACTTTGGTCAAAACTTAATTTTTGGTCCTCGCGGCGGGGCAATTTATGTTTGGGATGCGGCCCTGGGGGTAACAACCCGCGCCACCAATATTACTGCGCAGGCTGGTTCTGATGGCTATGCGCCCAACGTTCAGAACTACATCATCGTGACTGACGCCAGCCGTTTTGTTATGGCGTTCGGCTGCGACGATTATTCAACGGCATTTCCAACCACTTGGGTACAAGACCCAATGCTTATTCGCTGGTCGGATCAAGAATCTCTTGTGGATTGGTTTCCTTCCGCCACCAATCAAGCGGGCAGCATCAGATTGTCGCGCGGCTCAGAAATTGTTACAGCGTTGCAGTCTCGCCAAGAAATTTTGGTTTGGACAGATTCGTCGCTATATTCCATGCAGTACCTTGGCTCCGACCCTTGGTGGGGCTCCCAAATTTTGGGGGACAACATTTCCATCATTGGCGAAAACGCTGCGGCCATTGCTTCAGGCGTTACTTATTGGATGGGCTCGGATAAATTTTATTTGTACGATGGTACTGTTAAAACGCTCAAATGTGATTTGCGTGAATTTATCTACAACAACATCAATGCTGCCCAATCACAGCAGGTTTGCGCTGGCACAAATGAAGGCTTCAATGAAGTTTGGTGGTTCTATTGCACCGCGGATTCAACGGTTGTTAACCGCTATGTGGTGTACAACTATTTAGAAAACATTTGGTATTACGGCTCCATGGGCCGCACGGCATGGCTTGATAGCGGCCTGTCGCAATACCCGTTGGCAGCTACATACAACTACAACATTGTGGAACATGAAAACGGGGTGGACGACAACACGACATCCACTACGCTTCCAATTGAATCCTATATTGCTTCATCAGAATTTGATATTGATGATGGCTACCAAGTTGGCTTTGTCTGGCGTATGCTTCCAGATATTAAGTTTACGGGGTCGCAGGTACAAGACCCATCAGTGGTCATGTATTTGTACCCCATGCAAAACTCAGGCGGCGGCATAAATTCTCCAACTTCTGTTGGTGGCATTTCGGAACAAACTGTGGCGCAAATCAATCCGCCAAGTACGGCTCCAGGCGCGGCTTACACCGTTGAAAAATTTACGGGGCAAATTAATACGCGCGTTCGTGGGCGACAGTTAATTATGCAGGTACGTTCAACCGGAATTGGCGTGCAGTGGCAACTTGGTTCGCCCCGTATTGATATTCGTGCGGATGGAAGACGCTGATGTCTTATCTTGTAACCACCATTGACCAACTGCGCAAAAACTTTGTTGCGCCAGCGCTGCCGCACGCGCCTAACGAATATTCCCAAACGGACTTCAACAAACTCAACAATGTTCTGCGCTTGTATTTCAACCAGATCGACGCGTTTTTAGCGCTGCTGCAATCAACGGCTGGGGCAGGAATAGCGTTGCCCAACGGCGCGTTCTATCAAGACGGTGTCACGACCCTGACAACTAGCATCTCAAACACGTCCACTACGCCCATTGTGGTTGCGTCTACGGCGGATTTCGTTTTGAGTGCCGGGGGCATCATTATGGGTACTGAAATCATTACCTACACTGGCAAAACGCCTACGTCATTTACGGGCATCACGCGCGGCGCGTATGGGTCTACTAAAGCAGCTCACACTGCGGGGGATTATGTTACTGAGGCGCAAACGCTTGCATCGCCAACAGTCGCCGCCCCAGTTGCACTGTATAAAACAACTAGCAGCAACGGCGTGGCGTTGGACGCTACAGACAAAACCAAGATTGTGTTTGCCACTGCGGGTATTTACAACATTCAGTTCAGCATGCAGATGCTGACGTTTGATGGCACGATTGATAACGTGACTATTTGGTTCCGCCAAAACGGCGTGGACATCCCATACAGTGCTGGCGTTGCAACCGTTCCGGCAATTCATGGTGGCAATCCGGGCACGGCAATCATTTCGTGGAATTTGGTGCTGCCCTGCAATGCGGGCGACTATATTCAGCTGCTATTTGCGTCCGATACGGGGAACACTGTTGCTGCAACATACGCGCCTGGAACTCTTCCAACGCACCCAGCATCGCCTTCCATCATTGTGACTGCCACGTTTACGTCGGCGCTGTAACACGAATTCGACATGGCTACAAAACCAACATATAACGACACGTCGATAGCCTTAAAGATGGCTACGAAAAAGCTTGAGCCAGACCTGAAATACGACGTTAACGGTGACGGGGTGGTGGACACCACCGACTACACGGGATTGCTAAAGGCTTATCAAGGGAGAGACCCTGGCTTTGCTTTTGTAGGCGATGCTTTTTCTTCTCCTGCGAGCAAAACCCCCGAAGAGTACGCAGCGATTGAGAAGGCCAATCAAGAGCGTATTGCAGCAGAGCAAAAAGAAACTGAACGCAGACAGACTCTGTTGGCGGACGCCCAAAAAATTTATGGCAACGTCACGGCTGATCTAGTTGCTAACAATCCCAATCTTTCTGCTCAACAGCTTGCCAGCCTTGCCACTCAAAATTACTGGTCTAACGAGTCTGAGGCTTTTTCTCGCGTAATGACGGGAATGCAAAATGGCACTGCTCAGCTAAAACAAGTTATTGATGGGTATGACGAAAGCAACCAACCAATTATGCGGTTGGCAATCACAACCGGGGAACATCCAGGTTATGACACGCTATATTTGAATCCAACATCACAAAAAGGTGTTTATCAGTTTTCCACGCCTAACCAAGTTGCTGGTGGGACGATTCATGGGGTTATTCAGGCCGACCCTGAAACAGGCAAGTACGTCCCCATCCAAGACTACACCAAGCAAATTCAATACACCCCGGGGCAGAGTGGCAGCTTCTTTGGAAACTTGGCTGGCGATTTGGGTGATTTGTATAAAAGCCTGGGGCCTGTTGGAACAATCATTGGAAATGCAATTGCTCCTGGCCTGGGATCAGCCCTGAGTGCGGTTGCAGCTATTGACGAAGGCAATACAACCGGCGGCATTATGAACGCCCTCGGTGCTGCTGGAACGTTTGGCAATGCGGCCCTACAAGCTGGAGACACCTCCGGTATAGGTGGCCTGCTGGCGCAAAACTTGCCCGAGATCAAGACTGCAACCAGTGCGGCTCAGTTGGCAAACGCACTTCAGACTGGGAACGTTGGTAGCGTCCTGAACGCTGCGGGCAACTTGACAGGTGTGTCTACAACGCCCGAAATCAAAACAGCAGTGCAAACTGTAGCTTTGGTGCAAGCCCTTGACTCTGGAAATACTGCTCAAGCGGTATCGTTGCTTGGTCAATTAACGGATAACTCGGACGTCAAGGTTGCCGGGGATGCCGCCAAACTCATCAATGCAATCAACAGCGGGAATCCTCTTGCTGTTCAAAACGCAGCAATTGGCCTTGCAAAAACCACCGGTGCGGACGAAGTTGCAAGCACGGTCGATCAGAAAACCATTGATGCAGTCCTTGACGCACCCGCCAGTAAAACAACCAGCGACATTGGGTCAATCCTTAAATCTGATGACGTTATTGCTGGCACGCAGCAGCTTATTGATGCGATCACGAATCCCACGTCAACCGTGTCATATCCTGGCACTCAAGTGGCAGATATTGGGCGTACTGGCGATCCTGGTAGCGGGGTTTATTGGGATTCCACTGCTGGCGCATGGCGCGTGGCTGATGAAGCGACGCAGGAAGACCTTGATACTCTTGGTGTTGGTTTAACTGGCACGGGCACTGGAACAAGCACGACGGATACGGGCACAAGCACAACTGACACAGGCACGGGCACGACTGATACGGGTACTGGAACGAGCACGACTGATACGGGCACGACTGATACGGGCACGACTGACACAGGCACGGGCACCGGCACCGGCACCGGCACCGGCACCGGCACCGTAATTGCACACGACCCCGATACAAATACCGCGGTTGTAGTGGATAACAAAGGTGATGTTAAAACAGTAACTTCTGACCCCGTTGAAGTTGGCACGGTAATAAATTTGCCTGGAACAAGCACAACTGACACAGGCACCGGCACCGTAATTGCACACGACCCCGATACAAATACCGCGGTTGTAGTGGATAACAAAGGTGATGTTAAAACAGTAACTTCTGATCCCGTTGAAGTTGGCACGGTAATAAATTTGCCTGGAACAAGCACAACTGACACAGGCACGACTGATACGGGTACTGGAACGAGCACGACTGATAGTACGGTTGTTCCTGACGTTCTTACTCCTGGAATAGATGCTGATACACGACGCGCCAATGAGAATGAGGCCATGGCCATTAAGGCTGGCTTCCCGAACTATTCTGCATATCTTTTATTTGATGGCGATATTGATGCCTACAATGCAAATGAAGAGTTGCATAAAAAATTAACAAGCACGACTGACACAGGCACGGGCACAAGCACGACTGATAGTACGGTTGTTCCTGACGTTCTTACTCCTGGAATAGATGCTGATACACGACGCGCCAATGAGAATGAGGCCAT